GGAAATTTAAGATGGCAAACGAACTACAAATTACTGGTTCAGCAGGTGAATTGTTTGAAAACATTACACAGGCTGCTCAGTTTACACTAAACGAAAATGCCCTACTCCGTAACTTGGTGACTGTCTACAACATGCAGGGCACTCCTGGCTTGACAGCATCAGTTCCAGTATGGCCAAAAATCTCAGGTCTTTCTGCAATCGGTGCAGGCACAGACCTATCAAACACAGATGTTGCTGCTACAGCAGTTGACATCACAGCCGCAGAATACGGCGCAATGACAACAGTACAGGATATTGTTGTTGAAAGTTCACCAATCGCGATTGCACAAGATGTAGGTCGTGTTCTTGGTGATGGCGTTACACAAGCAATGGACGAAGTTATTGCTGACTTGTTCGGTAGTGCTTCTACAGATGTAGGTCCTGGTGCTTCAGGCGAACTTACAATCCAGCACATCATGAAGGCTATGGCAACACTTCGTAACAACAGTGTTCCAACAACTGGTTGTGTAGCAGTTCTACACCCACTTGCTGCTTACAACCTTAAGCAGGCTCTTCTAAACGCTGGTGGTAACTTCGGTGCATCTCCAGACCTAGCGAATGCTGCTGCTCGTCAGTACTACATTGGTACTGTTGCAGGTTGTGACATCTACGAATCAGCATCTATTGATGTAGACTCAAGTGGTGACGCAGTTTCTGCAGTATTCCATCCTGCCGCTATTGGTATGGTAATGAAGCGTGATCTAAGAATTGCTACTCAAAGGGACGAATCTATTCGTGGATTCGAAGTTGTGAGTTCGGCCGCATTTGGGGCTGCAGTCTTAGACTCTGCTAAGATCGTTAAGATCACTTCAGACGCAACTCTATAATTGAGGAGGGATAGGATATGGCTTATGCGGTGAATTCGGATTTAACACAATATGTTCCAAGTATTGTGAACCACGGTATTACTGATTTTACTACTCAATTGACTGAAGCAGAAGGTGATGTCAATCGCTACTTGGAAGTTAATTGGTATAACAAAACCTTTACACAGGGTTTTGATCAGATTGGTCGTGCCGTTGGTGCAGAATTTGATGCCACATTGCTTACTGATACACAATGGACTCGTGCTACAGTGTTCAGAGCGTTATATGCTCATATCCTTCCTTTACTAAGTCCTTTTCAAGTCGATGGGGATACTTTCCAGACTATGATTGAATATTATCGCAATAGATTCCATGAAGAAATCGACATGGAAATTGCCAAGGGCGTTGAATACGACCTTGATAATGATGGTACAGTAACCAGAACTGAAAAGCATAAACATAGACAGGATAGGATTTATAGATGAGCAAGCGTGAAGACATTGCAGCACACATTGTAACCCAGATTGGAACAATCAGTCAGGTAGGCACAGTAACTCGTGAACCAACTGACATCAGCCAACTGGCGGTTACTGCATTTCCACATGTGCTAGTCGAAACTGCTAATGAAGTTAGAGAGGATGTTAGTTTTAGTAGTGCCGTAAGGCGTGAATCAACTATGGACTTTCTAATTAATGTAGTGGTGCATGGCAACAACAGAGATACTGCTCGCAACACCATTATGGAGTTGATTGAAGAGAAGTTAAGCACTGATGTTACTATGGGCGGCTATGCTAGTAATAGCGGCACAAGTGAAATAATTATCCGCGAAATTGCTGAGACTGCTCCATTCGGACAGGCGGCTATGGTGTGGACTGTAAAATATTACTATACTCGAGGTAATACTTAAATGGTGCAAGAGCACCGCTTTGTTAACAAAGGATGATATACTATGTCAGAAGTTAAAGGCGTAAATGGCGTTGTTAAAGTTGGACCAAATGGTTCTACTGTATATGCGTTACTACATGTGACATCGTTCAGTTTGGAAGAGACAAGTGAGACGATTGATGTTACGAGCATGTCGGACACAAGTCGTTCTATTCTATCAACATTCAGAGGTTTCTCTGGTACTGTTGATGGTTACTGGGATGATAACGATGTGAACTTGGGTCACGATGCAGATACAGCAGATACTACTGTTCCAGATAGTGCAGATGGTGCGGATGTTGTTGGTACAACCAGCCGTATCCGTGTTGGTGATACAATCGATTTTGAATTGTATCCTGCAGGTACTGGTGGAAGTTACTACAGTGGTAGTGCAATCTTAACAAGCGTATCAAGAAGTGCAGCTTTCGATGGCGCAGTTGAATACTCAATTGCTTTCGAAGGAACTGGCGATCTTACATACGCAGCCTAAGGAAAACTAGTCGATGGTTCGTTCAAGCAATCCAAAAACCATTTTTGGTGATATTGAGAGAAGCCTGG